TTTTTGCGAGCAAAAGTTCCTCAAGCATCCTTTCCTCCAGCGCTTCCTGCTTCCGACGTTCAGCTTGAGCAAGGCTGCGTTCCAGATAATACTCGCGGTGCTTGAGATAAGACTTGTGGGATTGCGCGGCCTGACGTTTCTTTACGCAGTCAGGGCAGAACTTCTGGCGGTTCTTGGCGTTCGGTATGTCCCGTCCGCACATCTCGCACTTTGGGGTACTCATCTGAAAATCCTCCCGGAATCCTTGTCCATAAGAACAACCCGGCCCACGATCTCGAACCCGGCGAGATCGGCTACCTGCTTCAATGCGCTGACCAATGCGCTGATGGTGCGCATCCGGGCAGCTTCAAGCTGTTCCTCCTTGCGGATGTTCTTGTGTGCTTCATACGGCGTCGGGTCGTTGTAATGCTCGCTGTTCTTCAGTTCCACGGTCGGCACCTCCTCATCAACAGATCATCGGAATCAGAAAGAACCACAACGGGTACGTCTGCCCAGTTACGATAATGGCCGCGACAATCGCAGCTCCAACTGCCAGCCACTTGGCTGCATCAGATATTTCAGCCCACATTAGTTTTTCCCTCCGTTTCAAGGTCTTTGTACGTTTTTTCCATCATCCGCTCTGAAAAATACAGCGCTTCAGCCAGTCTTCCCTCAACGATCATTCGCTCGGTGCAGGGCGGAAATTTGGAGCATTCAAACAGCGCTTTTCTGACCGCATCACGAAATCCATCACTTGCAATGCTGAGGTCAAACATTTCTTTACGTGTCATTCTGCTTTTTCCTCCGGCGCTACAGGCAACGGCATCCAGAACGGAACGTCCACAGGGTGAAAAATTGCATTCTCCCAATATGTGATGTCAACGTGCTTGACCGCGGCTCCCCAAACAATGATTCTTCCGAGTCTGTCAGCATCCGCTTCTGTCGGCGGGTCATACTTGGAATTTCTCCAGCATTGACCGGCCACTTCCTGCGGGGTAGCTTCTGGCTGGGTGTCGATATAGTTCTCCACATCCCGTAATGTGTGGATATGGCCTACCTTCATGCCCATGCGCAGGAACTCTTTCAGCGTCTCAGCTTCAAGATACCGTTTCTTACTCATAAGGCGTCGTCCTCCTCTGCCTCAGCAACGTAGCACCAGCTCTGGGGCGGCTTGCTCAAACAGCAGCCATTGATTGCGCAGGTCGGCAGGAGCATATAGCTTCCAGACGGCTGATAATGCTCGCAGCTCTCATTTCCACAGACATCGGTTCCGTTCATGCCACGAAAGTCATGCCTAGAAAAGCCGGACAAGGACTTGGGCTGGTCATAAATCTTCAGGTCGGAGATGTGCCACGCATACAAATCTTTACGGTCCATAAAAGATGTAGCTTTTCTCCAGCCGGCATATTCTTTGACTTGTTCCAAGGACAGGCAGCTACCAGCAGTTACGTCTTCGATGTCTTCCTTGACCAGCCACGACTTGCCAAAGTAAAAGCGTATCTTGTCGCAAGTAAACTCGCCGATGACGTTTCCGACAGGCTTTGTGCAATAGATATAACACTTGAATGGCATTTTCAAACTAGGGCGATTTTTGCGGATTTCAACGGTCTTTTCGCCGTTAAGAATCTTCTCGCACCACTCAGGGCGAATACTGATGAGGACTGCTTTATTCTTCAGGGACATCGACATCCTCCTTCTTCATCAAACGGTACTTCCAGCGGGCGAGCTTCTGCTCCATGATCTCGACCATCCGGTCGCCGACCGCATCACACATATTGCAGGGGTCGTTGTCATCCAGCTCGCCGCCGAAGAAGACGATGCTGCAAAGGTAAACATCGGCCAGCTCCTCGACCAGATTCTCGAAGGCGTCCTTCTCGGACACCGGCGTGGGGTTCACGCCGCTGCGCACCCGGCGGAGCTTCAGAGCCGCCTTGGACGCTTCCACGCATTCTTCCGCCATCTGGGCGAGGATTTCTTCTTCAGGCAGGGCATCGAAAATCTTGATTTCAGGCATTGCGGTCCTCCATCTTTGCGCCACAATTAAGGCAGTATTTTGAGCACAGAACTATAACCGGTCCTACAGTCTTTCCGCAGACAGAACAATTCCACGCTTCATCGTATCTATCTTCGCACCGAACCCAATGTCCCACAGGCCGTATGCTTACCAGGTCAACAGCGGGGGCCTCCAGTAGGTCCCCAGCCATTCCCGCAACGAGGTCGGCCGCTGCGCTCTTGACCACCCCAGCGTTATAGTCCGGAATATTCCCGCTGGTCATCAACTTTTGGGCTTCCACCTTGTTCTTTAGCGCAGCAGTTTTCCAGCCATTGACGACCGGAACGATGTTGACCAATCGAATGCTGTCCTTGTCCATTTGTCTTTCCTCCATTCTTATACGAGCCACTGGCTCATCCAATTATCGAACTCGCTGAAGCGGAAGATTTGCAAGGCACGCCGCCGCTCAAGTGAAACGGCAAGCCACAAATCAAAAAGCGTTGCATCGTACATCTTCGTATCAACGCACAGGTCGTTGTGCATACAGTACGCAGTCCACAGGGCCATGAGCTGACTGCGACAGACGGCGTTGCGAAAGTCTGTCGTGTCATCCTTGACGTAATCAACGAGGAACTGCCATTCGGACTTCTCGGTCATCCAGATCACCTCCGATCTTGTAGGTCTTTCCCCGGCTGCGGCCAGTCCCCTTGCGGTACTCTGCAATCCAGACCGTCTTTCCGCTCTTGTAGTGGCGGAAGTGGCCTCTTACGGTAAAGGAACAGGCCGGGCTTGCATGGTGGCCTCTTGGAACCACTGTAAGCTGTTTTCCGGCCGAGTGAATGATGTATGTGGTGCTTGCCGTATTCGGCTTTGTGGAGCTTTTACGTTCAGCAGGAGCCTTCGAGGTTGTGGTAGCCACGCCACCACGGATGCTGCCCGCTCCATACGTCATCAGCGCCATCAGGGAGCCATACACGGTCAAAGCGCCCTGTTCAGTTTCGGCGGGGTTGCAGTCCGCAGGGAGCGTACTCACTTTCTTCTTCCACAAGCCGTTGCCCAGCGGAGCGAAGACAACGTGGCCGAGCTTCCGGGCCGGGCTGTCGAGGTAGAGCTTCAGCTTCTTGTCAGAGCGGAAGCTCTTGATGGAGATGCCGCTCTCGACAATCTGGATTTCCACTTCTCGCAGGGGAACCGGCATCGAACGAACCAGATCGTTGTGCTCATCCCGCCATGCGAGGAGCTTTTCGATGTCCGCCGCTGTGACCACGATCTTGTCCATCATCCAGAATCCCTCCCAACGAATGTGCCGGCATAAAGCCGCCCTCCGATCATGTAGTGGTAGTATTCATGCCCACGCTGGATGTCGGCCTGTCTGCCGGGCATGGGCCGAAGAACCAGCGGATGCCCAGCAATCTGCACCACATACTCTCCAGCAGGGATGAGTGCTGCCATCCACGGCTCCACCGGGCTGGCCCGAGCCGGGCAACCATCCATGCAGCAGGTGGCAGTAATCGGGTCCACGTTCATGGTGAACATGGAAAGCTGCTCATAGCCACTCATAATCACACCCATGCCGGTTCGACGGGCGACTCAGGCAGGTTGAACAGCCAGTCGATCACTTCCTGCGGAACTTCTTCGGTCTGCCATGCGTGGCCATACTGGTAGCCACAGACCGGGCAGGGCTTTCCGAGAATGCCATCAGGGTGTTCATCGGGCTGGAGCCAGCCGAGGGTCTTTGTTTCGGTCGCTCCAGTCATCCCGGGATAAAGCGGTTTCTGCGGCTCGTAATACAAAGCCGCCTCGCCAGAGATTTGGCAACTTCGATCTGGTCATCGCTCAGAGCAGCGGTCATGCCATCGCAGAGCATTTTCCACGATCTTTTCTTCATGGATTCCTGCCGCCGGAGGGTTTTGCTGTTCAGCCGATAGTGGTACAGGGTGACAGGCGTGACGGCCAGCTTGTCCCAGCCAAGCTCCTTCTGATGCTTGCAGTACGGCCGCATATCGTTCAGATGCCACTCATCCCAGATGGAGCAGAACTTGTCGAGCATTTCCTGCGTCCACTCGTCGCAGGGGCGGCCTTCCCGGATTGCATCAACGCACTGACCAGCACCGCCACGGCAGTTGCCGCTCGGCATGGGGCCGATAACGCCGGTGATGCTGAGTCTGCCATCCTCAAACTGGATTTCGCAGAATGCCCGTGCGGCAGCTTCATTGCCGCTGAGGGTGTACACCTTGCAAACGCACGGACTGATGACCTTTTTCATATCACTCTCTCCCCTTTCGTGCTTCTTCTGCAATCTTGTCAATGTTGCGGTTGAGCAATTCGTTCATGTCCAAGAGCCGCTGTTCGAGGATTTCAAAGAACTGCTTCGTGACGGTCTCCCTGCTGATGACGCGGCAGTTGCAGTGGACGGCGAGAATCACGTCATCAAACGTAATGCCGTCCAGCAGGTTATCGCAGGCTGCTAAGTCATCGCCAAGAATCCATTTCCGTTCTTCCATTCGGACCTCTCCTTTCAGATGGATGCGCAGAAGTCGCCGAGCTTCTGCCACAGGTGGAACGTCTTCCGGCTCATCTGCACGGTATCGGGAACGCCCCGGCCAACCGTCCAGTCGTGAGCCATGCGGAACAGCCGCCCTGCGGCCTCCCGCTCCGATTCGCTGAAGTCGGCCAGCCATGCCCTGCGGCGGCGACCGCTGCTCCAAGTGCAGCCGTAGCGAACCATGCAGATGAGGTCGTACGGGATGTTCGCCCGGACTTCCTCAACGGTGAGCTTCATCATCCGCTTTGCCATATCACTCATCCTCCTTAATCCTGAAAAAAGCCATTGCGCTTGCCTTGATGCTGCTCGGCCATCCGTCCGGGTAGGGTCGCTGCGTACCATCCGTAAAGGGAACAATCGCGGTGGCCTCTACGGCCAACATCTCGCCCTCGTACTGGTAGGGGCGACAGCGGAACGTACGGAGCTGGATGCTCTCGCATTCCATCGTACCGGCTCCCATACGCCGCAGATCATCCGCATTGCGTGCCGCGTTCGGGTCATACCCGGCGGCTTTCATGTGGTCCAGAACCGTCATATCAGGCAACCTCCTTTCTGACAACATTCAGGCAGATGTAGAACCGGCCATCGAGGTCTTCAACCTCCCAGAAGTAGCCGCCGGTGTACTTGCCATCGGTCAGCGCCTTGTCCTGCCAGAAGCCTTCCTTGATGCACTCCGTGATGGTTTCCTGCCAGCCATCAAAGCGCTCATCCCCGGCCAGTGCCTTGAAGAAGCGGTTGACCGCGGTCTGCCACATCTTGCAGTCGGTGATGAGGTCGGCGCAAACCATGCCGTTCGGCTTGTTCACGATGGCAACCAGATCGACGTCCTGCCGGTGTTCGTCCTGCTCGAAAGCCTCGAAGCTGCTGTATTCTTTCACCTTCAGCATTTCTAAATCCTCCGTGTTTTGGTAAGTTGTTTTCTGTATCTTCATTCTAACTTACCGGTCTGGTAAGTCAAACGTATGCTGAAGTTTTCACAAAAAATTTTACGGTATTCCGAAGATACTTTATGGAGGCTTATCCTACTTTACGGCTGAACCTTTCCCAGAACTGCTTGGCGATGTAGGGGCTGACCGGGGTGATGGTATGATGCTGGCATCCAGAAAGCTGGTAGAGGACGGTGAAGTAGTTCCCGGCGGCATCCTCGAACAGCTCTACATAGAAGTCCTCGAACATCACGACCTTATTCGAGCAAAGCGATTCCGCCTTCCGGGTGTCATATCGAACGCCGTCTACGGTCTGCGCCACAGCAGGGCTGGTGCTGTTGCCCAGCTCCGGGAGGCCCGCACCGTTGGCATCACTCATGGAGACCTCATAACCAGCAAAATGCAGAGCCTTTGACAGCTCATCGAAGGTGAGCGAGTTGTTCTTTAGCCGCCCGCTGAGGTTCTGCGGGGTCCAGCCCATGTGTTCGGCCAACTCTTTCTGGGTCTTCCCTGCTCCAGCAAGGGCTGCGCGTACCATATCAGATGCTCGCATACCATCAGCCTGCCTTTCCAGCCAGAACCCGATTCAGCAGGCTCTCGTACATGGTCTGGAGCATTTCACACTTGGCTTTCGCTGCGGCCAGCTCCGCAGCCATGTTCGGATTTGACGCCGGCGTAGACACCTTGACATCCCGGATGACCGGAACTTCTTTCGTGACCTCCACGATTTTCTCTACGGGCTTCCCAACTTCCAGCTCCAGCGAGATCAGCATTGCAACCTCCACGTTGGTCATCTCTGCCGGGGTCAGGTGGCCCTTGTAGCCCAGCGGGCGGTCAACCGATACGGTCGTAATCTGCTCACAGAGGGCAGTGCTTTCACGTTCAGAGCTGCGGATGAGAACGTGCGTCGGCAGGTCTTTCTTCGG